AAATTATGTTTAGAAACGAAAAAAACTTTAATGATTTTTTTAGAGCATTCGATGAGATGTTCTCTCAGTTTGATTCTCGTTTAGGAGAATGGAAATCTCAAACAAGAGTATCCGATGATGGTACTACAAGAATAACCACATATTATAAAGGTAACGAACCTTTTGATATGAAAAAACCATCAGGTCTTACATCTCTACAAAAACAACTTGAAATCGCAATCGAAAATGAAGATTTTGAAATGGCGGTCGAATTAAGAGATAAAATTAAAAAATTTGAAACCAATCAAAAACAAATTGAAGAATTGGAACAAGAATTAAAACAATCAATTAAAGACCTAAATTTTGAAAAATCTATCGAACTTCGAGATAAGTTGAAAGAACTGAAAAAATAAAATAAGACCCCGCCCCAACAGGTGGGGTTTATTATTTCATATTATTCCATATTTATTATTATGAAAACATTTGAAAAATTTTTGGAAGGTTCGGTCGGACTTCAACGACTAACTAGTACTTATCTTGAATTAAGACAATACTTTCAATCTCAAGGATGGAGTGAAAAAGATTTATCAAGTCCTCCGTATTATACTGATAGGTTAATGAATTTATTCCATAATTTTGGTGATGAACAGAGAGACCTTTTTAAACAATTAAAGGATATTGGATTTGAAAATGTTGATTGGACTGAATTCAACCAGTTTATTCAACCGATATTACAAAAAATAAACGACATAACACCATTAAATGATGGGGATTACGAGAGAGGAAATCAAGGGGACGAAGATTATTAATGAAATAAAATCTTCAAACATTAAACGAACAGAATATGATACAGAGACAAAAAAATTGGTAGTTGAATTCAATAATGGATTCAAATACGAATATGAAGAAGTCCCTCATCAAACATACACAAGATTTAGAATGTCGGAGTCGCAAGGGAAATTCTTTACAACGGACATCTCAAAAACTTACAAGTATAAGAAATTGTAATATTTATTAGAATGAGTAAATTACAACAAATCATCGATAGTTTTTCTATCAAATCAACCCTTAATCCAAAAGTTTGGGAAAATCCGGATAATCCTAAGAAAGCAACTATGGTTCCCAAAGTGAGAAAGGCTCTTGAGCGTATTGCCGATGAGTTCGTTAATTATTTGGGAGAAGATGTATTTGTTGAGGATGTTATATTAACAGGTTCATTATCAAATTTTAACTGGTCAGAATATTCTGATTTTGATTTACATATCGTTGTTGATATGGATGAATATGGGGATGATGATGAATTATATAAAGAATTATTTAACCTAAAAAAACAAGTGTTTAACGACAAACACAATATTAAAATCTTTGGGTATGATGTTGAATTGTATGCTCAAGATGCCGAAGAACCTCACGTAAGTTCAGGGGTTTATTCCATTATGAATAATTCTTGGATTAATGTTCCAAAAAAATCCAAACTTGATATAAATAAAAAAGTACTTGAGGATAAAATCCAAAATTGGGTTGAAAAAATTGATAAAACAATTGATGAGGGAACTATTAAATCTTTAGAATCACTTAAAGACAAAATAAAAAAATATCGACAATCAGGATTGGATGGTGATGGTGAATTATCGTATGAAAATTTGGTTTTTAAATATCTAAGAAGGTCAGGACACATTCAGAAATTATTTGACGCAATCAATAAAGGTACAGATAAAGAACTTTCAATTGAAAGAAAATTAGAAGATTAGAGGTTAAAATATCAATAAATGATAATAATCATATATTTATAAATAAAAAATTAAATGTCACAAGTTAGCGCAAATACACAATACGATTATTCTGTTGGAATATTGGGTAATTTTAGTGGTGGGTCGATTACAATCGGAGGACCATCAAATGGAGTTGCACCACATCCAGTTGCAGTATCGATATCAACAGGTTTAACAGGAAATACCGTAACCGATTTAAGTGCAATTGCTCTTGGCGGATTTAACGGATTAAATAATTAAAAAACAAACAAATAATATACAATGAGAAATTTAAAACCAATTGGTAGTGAAAAACTAACAGGGGACCAAAAACTTAAAAGAATAATGGAGATTGCTCGTTTTAACGAAGTAATCCCTAATCGTATAAACGAAACTGCGAAATCAGAATATTCTATTGGTCTTGCGGATGGTAATAAATATGAAATTGTTAAAGAAAAACAAGGTTATATCATTAAGAAAACTATTTCAGAGTCTGAAACGGATTATCTTGAACCAATGAAAAATAGAAAATATTATTCATCTTATTCACAAGCGTTTAAAAGGTTAAATTTAGTTGCCGGTGAGTTGAATAGACTTAATGAAAATGAAGAAGGTTTATCATTGTATGGTGAACAAAAAAAATTCACTCTAAAAACTCCAAAACCAAAAATGGATATGCCTGCACCGGCTGAAGTTCCTTCAGCACCACCTGCGGTTCCATCTCCTGAATTACCACCATCTCCGGTTGGAGATATGGGAGGAGAAGACTTAGGTATTGATGATATGGGTGGAGAAGATTTAGGTCTTGACGATACTGGTATGGGAGATACCGAAGTTGAAGTTGATACTGAAGTTGAAACAGATTCAGAAGAAACCATAACTTTCAAATCAATTCAAAAATTAACCGGTAAATTAACTCAAAAAATTAGAACATTAGAGTCTCAAGAAGGTATGACTTCTGAAGATATTAAATACGTAATTAATATGGTGTTATCATCATTTGATTTAAATGAATTATCGGAAGAAGATAGAGAGGATATTTTATCTAAATTTGAGGACGAAACTGAAGACTTAGGTGGTGATGACATGGATGGAGAAGATTTAACTGACGATAGTGAAGTTGAAGATATTCAGGCAGATATGGACATTCCAATGGAAAGCGAATTTGAAGAAGGATTTATGTATGATGATGTGGATGATGATAATCCGGATGATTTCAACTTTGACGAATTTGAAGTATCGTACGAACCAAAAAAATCTATGAAAAAATTTGGTGATTACGGTAATGGTGCTATTTTAGACAGTATTTTCAGCGAATCAAAAGTAGATAAAGTTTTATCTAAATATTTTGAAATCTCTAAAAAAGAAATTTTAGAATCAAAACAAAAAAACGTTCAAAAAAACACTAAAAGAGTTTCTGACGTTAGAGAAAAAATGAAATCGATAGTTAAATTAACTGAAAGTATTGAACAAGAATTGGCGTCACAAAAATTTTTAGAAGAAAATATAAATGCTAAAATTGTTGGGAAAACTAATAAAAATAATTTAGTATTTGAGAATAAAGGTAAAGAAGTAAAAATTACACCAGAAGGTTTATTGATATGAGTTATTTGATTTACGTAAATGGTTTAGGTCCTAATTATAAAGGTGACAATCTTTACGAATTCATATTCTCAGATAAATTAGATGTGTGGGGTGAATCGTGGGATAATAAACCATCAAATGGATATCCTCAACCACCTGAATTAAAATATATTAAAAAAGTAGGAGTTTTGAGAGATACTGATGTAAAATTGGAATTGATTCAAAACTCCGATTTTTTTTCTATGGTAGATGCAATTGATGATGTTATTGCGTTGGCGTGGGAAAGTGATGATGAAAACCAAAAAAGAATGGTTTTTAGGTTTGGTACTCCCGAACAAGAAATAAAAGACAAACTCTATGAAAGAGATTTGATATTAGAATTTGAAAAGAAAGTAATATATGAAAACTAACATTAAAGCATTGGAATTAATTGAGAAGGGATTATCTTCTAAAACCGTTTCAAAATTAACCGAATCTCAAATAAATGTTTTACATTTGAAATTAGTGTCTGAACAAGTAACCGAAGTTCCGGCTAAAAAGACTTATAAAGTAGGTCCATCAGGTGGTAAGGTTGGTAATTTGAATATTACACAAGACCCAAACACTAAAGAAGTTATGGTTACCGCAACAGAATCTGAAATGTCTGAACAAGATGATTTTGATTTAGATGCAGACCAAGCGTATACGGGTCAGCAAGGTTCTCATGACGAATATCAATCGGCAGATGATGGTATGGATGATGACACTTCACCTGAGAATAAAGACCGTAAAATGGTTGGAATGAGTGAAGGAAAAAAGAAATCAAAAAAAGATGAGGATAATCCTTGGGCTATTTGTACATCTCAATTGGGTAAAGAATTTGGTACTAGAGAAAGACACTTGTGGAGTGCAAAAGAAAATAACAAATATGAGAGATGTGTTAAAGATGTAAAAAAATCTTTGAAAGAAGGTAAAAATCCATTATCTTTGTTCCTTGAAAGTGAAATAGAAAAAATCGTGGAAAGAAATTTACCACCAAAAATTACCAAAAGAGAACTTATGAATTATTTAAACGAGTCAGAACCTTCAGTTGCACCAAGTAAACCAACAACAAAACCGGGAACAAAACCAACACCAAGTAAAAGACCTGGTCATCCGGGAAAAAATCCAAATCCTGGTGTGAAGACAAAACCAAAGGCGAAAAGACAAGAAGTTGGAGAAGATACACAAACGGCACCGAGTAAACCGGCACCAACAACAAAACCGGGAACAAAACCAACACCAAGTAAAAGACCTGGTCATCCGGGAAAAAATCCAAATCCTGGTGTGAACCCAAAACCAAAAGCTAACAGACCATCACCTGAAGAAGCTAAAGGTAAAATAATGGATGTTATTATGCAAATCTTACAAAAATAAAAAAAAATGGCGAAGAAAATTAAAGAACAATTAGATTACGGAAATAGACCTGAAAGAATGGACCCTAATCTTGAGAGAAAATTGGCAAGTCCTGAAAATCTATATGCTCAGAATCCTGCTATGAGAAAAAAAGAAGCGGATGTCCAAAGATTAGTTAGTAATCGGTTCCAACAAGTAGCTGAAAAACTAAGTCAAGTTACCGGAATTGAAGATTTAAGTTCTCAACAAGTTCAAGGTATGATTTTTCAAGAAATGATGAGGAAATTACCTAACATTATGAGAATTGAATCCGCACATAAAGAAGAACTTGAACAATTGGCAATTGAGGCATCTTTAGATGAGTCAGAAGTTCCAAATGATTGGTATGAAATTGATGCGACTTTAGGTCCAATAACTGATGTTTCAGATTTTAGAATGAAACCTGAAGATGATGAAGAAGGTGAAGAAGAAGATGAAGATGAAAGTGATGAGATGGAAATTCCTTCTTTTGATGTTGAGGATTTAACCAAAGATGAAATCTTTGAATTAGAAAAACATAAAAGAAATATTATTAACGCATTGATTCAGGGGGCATCAAAGAAAGGTCATTACTTATTCCAAAAACCCGAAATCAAAGCAAGATTAGATGCAATTGACCCTACATTATATCGAGATTATTTGGGTATTATGGCAATCAATGACTTTATGTATTTTACTATGGAACAAATGATTGAAATGATGAGTCAATCAGGCCAAGGTGTTGCAGGTAAAAGTAAATTAAAAGATAATGATGACGAAGAAGGAGGAGATGAAGGTGATTACGAAGGTGAAGAAAAACCGGATACAATTATCGAGGCTCAAGGATTAATTTTTCCGATTTTATGTCATGAAATTATTAAAGGGTTAGAAGAGGCTAAAGGAAGACACGGTTTACCAAAAGACCCTGAAATGGCTCAAAGGGTTATGGGACAAACAGATACTTTACCTAACGAGCCAATGCAATTACGAATTGGTCCGGAAATTGTTGAACGAATTAGATTTGCATTACCGGATAAAATGTACGAACCTGAAAATAAAGGTTTGATAAACTGGTTTCATACTGTGTTATACCAAATTGAACCACAAGAATTTTTAGAAATCATTGGAAATGCAATATCTGAAGATTCATCAAAAGTTTCGAAAGCAACTTCAAGATTTAACGAAATCATGAGAGAAGCGGAAACATTAAAAGATGAATACGAGAATTATAAGGAAGATGAAGGATTTGACTCGGATGAGGACGATGACGATGGTTTAGACGATTTCTTGGGTAGTTTAGGTATATCGAGACCTAAATAACCAATAAATTCTTTTGAATAGTAAAGAAAAACTTATAATAGAAATAACGAAGTGTATGAGGAATACTCCTTATGCACTTCGTACTTATTTAACGACATATGATAATACGGTATCAAAATATGTTCCGTTAGATTTATTCCCCGACCAAGTATCTTTAATCGAGGATTATGAAAACTACAATGAAAATATTGCCCTTAAGTATAGACAGGCAGGTGTATCTACTGTAACCGCGGCTTGGGCATCCAAACGACTTGTATTCGCTAAAAAGAATAAACCCGAAAAAATTCTAATTATTGCCAACAAATTGGATACATCCGTTGAGATGGCAAACAAAGTTAGAGCCTTTACCGAACAATGGCCGAGTTGGGTCGGTGTAGGGTTTTCAAATGAAAAAAATTCACAAAGACATTTTAAGTTAACAAATGGATGTGAGGTTAAAGCCGTTGCAACATCAAAGGATGCGTTAAGGGGTTATACTCCAACCATCCTGATATTTGATGAGGCTGCGTTTATTGAGGCAGATGGGGATTTTTGGTCAGCATGTATGGCTTCGTTATCTACGGGGGGTAAAGTAATTGTGGTGTCCACACCAAACGGGTATGACCCAATTTATTATGAAATTTACGACCAAGCGTTAAGAAGAATGAATGATTTCAAAATTTCGGAAATGTTTTGGTATCGTGACCCTCGTTACACCAAAGACCTTTATATGGTCAAAACAAAGGATTTAGTACACTTTCTTTTAAATCGTGAGGATTATGACCTAAATGAGGTAATTATTAATTTATCGATGGAAAATCCGTACGAGAGAGACCATAGTGTTGTAACCAAATATATTGAAGATGGTTATAAACCTTGTTCTGCTTGGTTTGAAGGTATGGTTAAAAAATTGAAATACGATAGACGAAAAGTCGCCCAAGAGTTAGAGTGTAACTTTTTAGGTTCCGGTGATAATGTATTTGACTCTGAAATGATGCAAGACATTATGAAAAATCAAGTTAAAGAACCTCAAGCAAAAATGATGGGGGGTAGTTTATGGATTTTCAAAGAACCGGTAAATGGTCATAAATATGTTATGGGTGTCGATGTCTCTCGAGGGGATTCCGAAGATTTTTCGTGTATTCAAATAATTGATTTTGATGAACGAGAACAAGTGTTAGAATACGTTGGAAAAGTTCCTCCGGATGTTTTGGCAGAAATTGCTTATAAGTGGGGACAGATGTATAGCGCTTATGGAGTAATTGATATTACCGGAGGTATGGGTGTTTCCACCGCAAGAAAAATGCAAGAAATGAATTATCAAGGTGGGTTATACGTTGATGGAGTTGACACTACTAACAAATGGAAGTACGATGCAAAACTAAATGAAAAAATCCCTGGGTTAAATTTTAATTCAAAAAGGGTTCAAATTATTGCAGCATTTGAAGAGGCTATGAGACATAAGTTTAGAATTTATTCGAGTCGTTTATATAATGAAATGAACACATTTGTTTATATAAATGGAAGACCTGACCATCAAAAAAATCATCATGATGATTGTATTATGGGTATGTCAATGGCGTTATATGTTGCGGAAAAATCTTTTCAATCATTAGAAAAAGTAACTAACCATACAAGAGCGATGCTAAACTCTTGGTCGACAGCGGTAAATGAGAATAAAAACGCATCAGAATTCTTTAATCCAATGGTTCCTCAAATGGGTAGACAAACCCCAATAAACCAAGGAGCGACAAGGGATGATTATCAAAAATATGGGTGGTTATTTGGTTCGTAATACTATTTATATTATTGAGTAAAGAAGTAAAATTATAATATGAGTGAACAAAATTTAACGGTATGGCAGAGGTTATCCCAAACATTGGGACCAAATTCCTTATTAGGTCAAGATTATCCAACATTTAAGTTTGATAAAAAGGAATTACTACGTACAAAAAGTAGAGAAGAATACGAAAAAGAAAAGTTACAGGCACAACAAACTTTTTATTTAACAAATCAATGGGCAAAAGTTGAGAATAATTTATATTCCCAAGCAATATATTATGAACCGTCAAGATTATCGGCACAATATGATTACGAAAGTATGGAGTATACTCCGGAGATATCCGCCGCTTTAGACATTTACGCGGAAGAATCGACAACAACAAATGAAGATGGTTTTATTTTACAAATTTATTCGGAATCAAAAAGAATAAAGGGAGTATTAGCAGATTTATTTAATAACGCCCTCGATATTAACACTAACTTACCAATGTGGACACGAAATACTTGTAAGTATGGGGATAATTTTGTTTATATGAAATTAGACCCGGAAAAAGGTATTGTTGGTTGTCAACAATTACCAACAATTGAAATCGAAAGACATGAGGTTGGCGTTAGTGCTAAAATTTCTACGGATATTACAAAAGAATTGGATAAAGACAAAAAGTCTCTACATTTTACTTGGAAGAACAAAAATATGGAATTCCAATCATGGGAAATTGCTCACTTTAGATTATTAGGTGATGACAGAAAACTTCCTTATGGTACTTCTATGTTAGAAAAGGCAAGACGTATTTGGAAACAATTATTATTGTCTGAGGATGCCATGTTAATTTATCGAACATCTAGAGCACCTGAAAGAAGAATGTTTAAAGTATTCGTTGGTAACATGAATGATGACGATGTTGAAGCGTACGTACAAAGAGTCGCCAATAAATTCAAAAGAGAACAAGTAGTTGACAACAAGACAGGTAATGTCGATATGAGATTTAATCAAATGGCGGTTGACCAAGATTACTTCATACCAGTTAGAGACCCTTCGGCCCCTGACCCTATTACTACATTACCGGGAGCAACAAACTTATCAGAAATTGCCGATATTGAATATATCCAAAAGAAATTATTAACGGCACTTCGTGTTCCGAAAGCGTTTTTAGGTTTTGAAGAAGTTGTTGGTGATGGAAAAAACTTATCATTACAGGACATTCGTTTTGCTAGAACAATAAATAGAATTCAAAAAAGTATGTTGGCAGAATTGAATAAAATTGCCATAGTACATTTGTTTTTATTAGGGTTTGAAGATGAATTAGAAAACTTTACATTAGGATTATCTAATCCGTCAACTCAAGCAGATTTATTGAAGATTGATGTTTGGAAAGAGAAAGTTTTATTATATAAAGATTTAGTTTCAGACCCCGGAAATGGTATTCAAGCAACATCATCAACTTGGGCTAAAAAACATATTTTTGGTTGGTCAGATGAAGAAGTTCGTTTGGATTTACAACAACAAAGAATTGAAAGAGCGGTTGGTGAAGAACTTAAAGCGACTCCTACCGTTATTACTAAAACAGGTTTATTTGACAATATTGATAAACTTTATGGTAATTCATCAGGAGGTACTGCAACAACCGCATCAACGGAAACCTCAGAACCAACTCCGTCATTTGGAGGTGGTGGGATTGAAACCTCTGATTTAGGTAGTGAATTACCACCGGCAGGAGAAGAAACTGTTGCTCCGCCATCACCTGGTGGGGAAGCAGAAATTACTCCGGAATCAAGGTTTAATAATTTAAATATATTGGTTGAAAACAATTTAATTGAGGGTAAAGAAATAATAAATTTAAACCATGGACAAGAATCTTTGGGAGAAATTTCAAAAGAATTGAATAAGTTACTAAATTCGTAATATTTATTTATAAAATTGACAACAATGACATTCGGAAACATAAAATCCATAATCGAAAAAAAATTACTTGAGTCATATAATGACGAGAAAGAATTTAAAAAATCTTTAAGAGAGTTCAAACATAATGTTTTGAATAATAAATCTATGTCGAAGGCGTACTCATTATACGACCAATTGAGTACTCCCCAAGGTTTATCGGAACAAGATGCTAACATTTTTTTAGATGAAGGGATTAATTTATTGATGAAAATATTACCATCTGTAAAATTACCGAAAACATTATCTGAGAGTGGTACCAACAATTATTCTGATTTAGATACGTTAATTACTACGAATAAGTTAGATTTACATGAACGTATAAAATCAAGAAAGAATATTATTAAAGTTTTAACTGAAAAAAAAGAAACCATTAAAGAATCGATTAACATTCCAATTAAATCTATGGTTAGTATTGCGAATCAAACGTTAAGAGGATATATTGAAAATTTAGATGAATCGTCTAAAAAAGAGTTCTTCCAATTAATTTCTGAGGATAGTAAAACATTAGAGGGTAAGTTTGAAACTTTAAAAGAAAGTACAATCACTAAACTTACCAATATGATGGAAAGTGAGACTGAATCAGATGTTAAATCAAAATTATCAGAAACTATTGATAAATTGAGAAATGAAAAATTTGACCAAATTAGTTTTTTAAGATTAAAAACTTTAGAAGAATCGATTTAATTACAAATAATCATTTAATAAATGGGTGTTTTTACGACTAAAAAGTAAATAACACCCATTATTTTTTTGACATGTTATCAAAATTATTCTATATTTTAACAAATAAAATAAACGGAATAATGAAAATAATTCATGAAAAAAGGAAAAAGTATAAAATTAAATTTATACAATTCAATTAAAACCAACTATGGTACCGTAGATTCAAAAAACTTGAAATCAATCTACATAAACCTTCAATCTTGGGTCACACCTAAAGACGATTACGATAATTGGAACCGAGTCGTATCAAACTTAAATCGAGAAATAAAACATTCTGTCTATGAATCAAATAACACATCAATATTCCAAGAAAAAACAATTGTCGATTTAGATTTAAGAACAAGTGGAATCTTATATGGTAAAAAATCGTTTTTAAACTTGGAAATTAATTTATATACATTAAATGAGATTGATTTTAAATCCCCGGAAATAAAAGATTCTATTAAAAAAATAATACAAACTATCTTCAAAAATAATATCCAAAAAAACAAATATTTTGAATTTTCTAATACAAAAAAAGAGGTTATCTTGTAAAGTACCATAATTGATATATTTATCTTAAAAAGAATTAATGAAACAATTAAGAATATTAGAAGCAAGTGAAACCGGACATGGTATATTAGTTGAAGCCGATGCCGGGTGGGTATCACCTAAAGACAAACATAATGAAAAAGTTTTAAGAGAGGCTAAAGAAATGGATTATAGAAATCCATTTGAGTTTTATGCGGTACTTCAAAAGTATGACACTCCAAATCGAAATGGAAGAACGTATCCGGAAAGAATTTTAAAAAGAGAGGCTGACAATTATAAAAGAGCGATTGAAAAAGGGTTGTCAACTTCTGAGTTAAATCATCCCGAATCCTCTTTAATTGATTTAGACCGTGTATCACATATCATTACAGATATATGGTGGGATAGAAACATCTTAATGGGTAAACTTAAATTACTAACTTCACCAGGTTTCCACGAAAGAGGAATTGTCTCAACCAAAGGGGACCAAGCGGCTAATTTAATGAGACAAGGAGTTACTTTAGGTATTTCTTCTCGAGGAGTTGGGTCATTAAAAAAAGTGGGGGAAAGAAATGAAGTTCAAGATGATTTTGAATTGATATGTTTTGACTTGGTATCATCTCCATCAACTCCGGGAGCTTACTTATTTACTAACGCGGATGATAGAGATAAATATGAGGAAAACTTAGATGAAGAAAAAAAATATAAACAAAAAGACGAATATGTTGAAAAGTCGGTTGACTTAATGAAAAAATTAAACGATTTTTTAGGAAAATAAAAAAACACATGGAAGAAAAATTTTTTGTAGCAAAAATTCAGTATGATTTACCTGATGAGAATACAGGTAAAATTAAAAAAATTAGAGAAGAAAAACTTGTTGAGGGTTATTCAGTAACAGATGTTGAGGCTAAAGTCACAAAAAAATATGAGGGTTTTACTCATGAATGGAGAATTACTTCAGTATCTGAAAGTAAAATTGATGAAGTCATTCAATAACTAATTTTAATAAAGTGGTCAAATTCGACCACTTTTTTTATACAACATAATTTAAGTTTATTTTATCTATTTAATAGGTGAAATAAACTTTTTTTGTTTTTGGTAATATTTATTATGAAATAACAATAATTTTTCATGCAAGAAAATAATAAATTAGTTCAAGAGGCGCTTATTCAAATGAAACAAGTTGAAGAAGCAATTGCCGAAAACGCAAAAGGAATACTTGCTTCAACTATGAAGGAAGAAATCAATCAGCTAGTAAAAGAATCTCTTTCTGAACAAGAAACAGAAGATGATGAGGTTGAATTAGATGTTGACATGGATGATGAAATGGACTCTGACGAAGAGGAAATGGATTTTGATATGGATACAGATAATGAAGATGAGGATGAAATGGACATTGATATGGATTTTGATATGGACATGGATTCTGACGAAAGTCCAATCGACTTAACAGGTGCGTCTGACGAAGAAATTCTTAAAGTATTTAAAGCTATGGGTGAAGAAGATGGAATCATTGTAAAAAAAGACGGTGATGATATCCACTTAACTGATAATGATACTGATGAAGAGTATTTAGTTAAACTTGGTGAATCGGAAGAAGATATGTATGAAGAGGACGACATGGAATTTGAAATGGATGAGGAAATGGATGACATGGAATTTGAAATGGATGAGGAAATGGATGACCAAACAACTTCAGATGTTATTGACGCAATTTTTGCTGAAGATGACGATATGGATTCTGATGATGAAGAAGTTATGTTCGAAATCGAATTTGAAGACGATGAGGATATGATGGACGAAGAAGAAGATTTGGAAGAATCTTACAACCCAAGAAGAGCTGTGAGAGAAGGAAAATCAACAGTTAAACCTAAAGGTGTTGGAATTGGCTCAGGTCCTAAATTTACTTACAAAGATAAAGCCGCTGGTGGATTCAAAGAAGATAAAAAACAAGGTCCTAAATCTGTTGGTACAGGTAAAGCAAAATTCGAATACAAGAAAGGTGCAAATATGGAAGGAAAATCCAAAGTTGTTAAGGCAGAAACAAAAGAAGGTGATTACGGAATGAACAGAGGTGATAAATCTAGAACCATGAGAGGTAAAGAAGATTACACTACTAAAAAAGGTGATACTTTAAAAAGAAAAGCTTTTGAAAAAGAAGAAACTAAAGAGGCTGCTAGAACTTATGGAATGGGTTCCAAAGAAGGACGAGGTCTTAGAAAAGGAATTACTAATAACAGAAACTATAACTACGGTAATAGTGGTGTTAAAGTAGAATCAGTTGGGACTGAAGTTAAAATGTTGAGAGAGAAAAATGAAGAATATAGAAAAGCGTTAAATGTTTTCAGAGAAAAACTTAACGAAGTTGCAATCTTCAACTCAAACTTAGCATACGCGACAAGATTATTCACAGAACATTCAACGACTAAAAAAGAGAAAATTAATATCTTAAGAAGATTTGACGATGTTGAAACTTTAAAAGAATCAAAAAATCTTTATCAGTCAATTAAAGGTGAATTATCTAAACCGGAAATTAAAAAATCAATTAGTGAATCGGTAGAAAACAGAATACAAAAAACAGTTTCCACAGGTTCATCGACTACTTTAATTGAATCAAAAACTTACGAGAATCCTCAATTCATGAGAATGAAAGATTTAATGAGTAAATTAAGGTAATCAAAACAAATAAAAATAAATTAAAAAACAAATACTAAAATGGGAGCATTATTAGAATCAGGTCTTGTTGGTAACATCGGATTAAAACATTTAAAAGTTATCAAAGAAGATACAATTAACAAATGGGACAAATTAGGTTTCTTAGAGGGACTTAAAGGTCACATGAAAGAAAACGTTGCACAATTATATGAAAACCAAGCATCGTTCTTAATTAACGAAGCGTCAACTACATCTGATACAGGTGCATTTGAAACAGTGGTTTTCCCTATCGTAAGAAGAGTTTTCTCTAAATTATTATCAAACGATATCGTTTCTGTACAAGCTATGAACTTACCAATCGGTAAATTATTCTACTTTGTACCAAACATTCAGTCATATGAAAACGCTCAAAATCAGCACTGGGCTCCTTACGGTTCTCCAAATGCTGCGAATGACCAAACACCAAACTCAGGTTATGACTATAACAACACAAAAGACCTTTACGATAGATTCTATGAAGGTAACGAACCAGCTTTAGACCCACCAGGTTTATATGATTATTCAAAAGGTCAATTCTCAGCAATCACAGCACCTGTTGTTACAGTTGCATGGGTTGGTGATTCATTAGTACCTTCGGCTTATACATTATCTGATTATAGAAAAGTATTAATCGTTATGTCAGGTTTTGCATCTGATGGTGCTGGTAAATTAATTGGTCCTGATGGTCAACCAATGGATAATGAGTCATTCTTATCTGATTTAACAGTTTATGGTGTTGCAGGTAATACGACAACAAGTGCTAATGCAACTAACCCTTACTTATTTAGAGTTGTAACTCAAAGATATGGTAAAGGTATTGTTGAGTATGGTAACAATAACGCAACATTAACTTTCCCTGGAAGTAAAACAGGTGGTGGTCAATATGACAACGTATGTGACGCAGAAGGTAAAATCTATTTAGAGGTTGACTTACAAGTACCTGTATGTATCACTTGTGGAGGTTCTATGGATGGTTACACAGGTTCGACTTTCTCTTCAAGTACTGCAACAAGTAACGCATTTACAGCGACTTATAAAATCTACAAAAACTTAGAGTTTGAAGATAGAATTGGTGAGGTTTCTTTTGACTTAATGTCAGTTACTGTATCAGTTACAGAAAGAAAATTAAGAGCACAATGGTCTCCTGAGATGGCTCAAGACGTTGCAGCATTCCATAACATTGATGCTGAGGCTGAATTAACAGCTTTATTATCTGAACAAGTTGCGGCTGAAATTGACCGTGAAATCTTAAGAGATTTACGTAAAGGTGCAGCATGGAACTTACGTTGGGATTACAATGGTTGGAAACGTTTAGGGTCTTCAGCAGTTCCTTACACTCAAAAAGACTGGAACCAAACTCTTATCACAGCGATTAACCAAATCTCGGCTCAAATCCACAAATCAACTTTAAGAGGTGGAGCGAACTGGATTGTTGTTTCTTCTGAAATCTCTGCTATCTTTGACGATTTAGAATACTTCCACGTATCAAACGCTTCTCCTGAGCAAGACCAATACAACATGGGTATTGAAAGAGTTGGAACATTGGCGGGACGTTACCAAGTTTACCGTGACCCTTACTTCCCACCAAACCAAGTGTTAATGGGACACAAAGGAACATCATTGTTAGACACAGGTTACATCTACGCACCATACGTACCATTACAATTAACTCCAACAATGTATAACCCATTTAATTTCACACCAATTAAAGGGATTATGACAAGATACGCGAAAAAAATGGTGAACAACCGTTTTTACGGACGAATTACTGTTGATGGTGTTAGAACATTCGATTTAAGAGAATTGAGATAATCAAAATCTTAAAATATTTAACAAAAAGGGACTATATGTCCCTTTTTTTATGTTTAATTTGTAATACTTGATTTTTTGGTATTATTATTCTATATTTATATTATATGAAAAAATTTATACCAACGCAAGAAGAGTTAGATAAGATACTTAAAATGTATAATGAAGACCTTTTAGGTTCTCATACTATCTCAGAAAAGATGGGAATTAGTAAACCGACTGTTTTAAGAATATTAAAAGAAAATGGTATTACTATGAAATCTTCCGGTAGAAGAAATATTGGTGGTAGAGAAGTTGCCACAAAAAAATATTTTTCTAAACCTGAGGTTAAAGAACGTCTAAAGAAAAACCACAAAAAATGGTCTGAAAATAATAGAGAATATTTAACAGAATACCATAAAAAATGGAGGACTGAAAATGTTGATAAGTGGAGAAAAACCAAACGTGATTATGAAAAAAATCGTAAAGACTCAGACCCATTATACAAACTTGTTACAAATTTCAGAACGGCAATCTATCAAGTATTAAAGGAGAATAATGTAGAAAAGAATAAATCCTACTTTGACGTTCTACAATATAGTCCTGAGGAATTGATTAATCATTTGGAGAAACAATTCAAAGATGATATGACTTGGGATAACTACGGAATTTGGCATGTAGACCATAAACTACCAATTACATCGTTTGACATACAAGAGATGGGTGACGAGGAATTTATGAAATGTTGGTCATTAGACAACCTTCAACCAATGTGGGGTGAGGAGAATATTCGTAAGTCGAATAAATTATTATAAATTAATTGATATTTATAATTAAAACAAAAAATTATGATAAGACAGTCTTGGACAATAAATGAAGATGAAAGAAAAAGAATTTTGAGTCTTCACGAAAATGCCACAAAAAGGCATTATATCCTTAATGAGGTAACAGACCCTAATAAAATTTCATTTAATATTAGTAAGTCATTCCCAAGTGGAAAATTTAATATTTCGGACACCTCGGAAATAGATAATGCGATAAGTCAAATACAATCTTTATTAAAATCAGGTGAAGGTAATTTTGATACAATTGTTATTAATTCCTCAGAATCTAAAGTACCTAATAGAGGTGTTGGGATGCAGGTTGGAGATTTATCGAAAAAACGTGCTGCGGAAGTTGAAAAATATATTAAAGGTAAATTAGGTGGAACGGTTAACGTTCAGATTAATGATTTAGGTCCGCAAGGTCCTGAATGGGATACAACTAAAGGTAGTAATCACCCTGATTATACAAATAATCAATTTGTTAAGTTAAGTTTATCGGCTCAAAAAAATCCACAACCAAAAATAACAGGTGGGAATGATAGTATTTGTAGATTAAATATTGATAAACCGGGTAAACAAGGACTTGCATCGAATAATTATATTACAACAGATAGAAAACTAATTGATTTTGGTACTATTACTTTGAATAGTGAAAGTATTCCGGATAGGATGGTTATTTACAACTCAAAAAATCAAATAGTAAAAGACACCGGATATGTGACCACTAGACCTCATAAATACACTCAATTCAAATATGTACCGGAATATGTTGCAGGTTTAACAAGATTAAATGGAACACCTGCTGTGTCAGGAAGTAAAATAATAACAATTCAAGCAGATAATGTTAAGGATTTATTGAAACAATTGCTTGTTGACCCATCAGTTATTCCAAGTGTTGAAAGTTTTAAACCTATGGGTAGTGAAGTGTATCAAGGTATGAGGTTATTAGAACGATTACTAAAACAAGGTGTTACAACATTTGTTATTTATGAAGTAAGTCAAGGAGACGTTTCTATTGAGGTTAACGCCTCCCAACAAGATACTCGATTAGTTGTTATGTCACCATTAGGAAAAACGGGTTATACTGTTAAGGGAGTTTGCCCTCAACAACCTTAATTTTTTTCAAAACTTTTGTTGTTAATTTTCCGTTTTTAATGTAGGAAATGTCAAATACGACATACCCTTCACCATTTTCGGACCACCCATAACTAACAATCTTTTCCTTATATATTTTGGAGATTGAATCAAAATGGGTATTAACACCTTTATCAAATATTCTTTCATTTCGTTTGTGTAATGAATCGAAAAAAACTTTAACCTCGGCTCTTGTCATAGTCGGGGTTTTCTTTTCTTGTGAAAAAGATAATACACTAAATAACATTAACGATAAAACTAATAATTTTTTCATGATTTCTATATTTTATTTTACAAATATAAATACTTTTTAATTTACTGCAAAATTTTTTCGAATATATTTATTATTGATTTTAGTTTATCAGTCCCCAGCCCTAACGGCTGTTGAGTATTCACGGACACGAAGGTATTGGTAACATAGTCATTAAACTATTATAAAATTAAAAAAAATGAATTACACTTCAAACAACGATGTGAAGCGTCCGACTGCTCACATCACAAAGAAAAAATCTCGTCTAAAGGTCTACAATGGACATATTGTTTTTATGGAAGATAAAGACAACTTCGAATTCGAGATACACAATCCAAAACAAAATTCCGTATTAGTTAAAATTAAATTAAATGGTGAGTATATTTCATCAAGTGGTGTTGTATTAAGACCCGGTCAAAGAATGTTTTTGGAGAGGTTTTTAGACACTAATAATAAATTTGAGTTTAACACCTACGAAGTTAATAATACATCCGAGAATCGTAATGCAATTGAGTTAAATGGTGATGTTAGAATTGAATTCTATGACGAACAAATCATTTATAACAATTTATTTAACACATCAACCTCCACAGGAACAATTTATCGTCCTTGGAATCAAAACATTATGGGTGGTGTTGTAAATACTTTTACAACGAATTCTTTAAATACATCAACTACCTTTACAAGTAGTTCTTCTCAACCTGTATTATCTTCATTGTCAACAAGGTCGATTGAAACCGGTCGGGTTGAAAAAGGGGGAAAATCGAATCAAAGTTTTACTAATTCGTATGAACAATTTAATTCATTTACCTCACACCAAATTACTTTTAAAATAAATCCTTTAAATAGTAAAAATAAAACTTCTCAAGACATTAGACAATATTGTGATGGATGTAACACAAAAGTAAAATCTAATTTTAAATTTTGTCCAACATGTGGTAATGATTTAACAAAACCGAAAGAAACTAAAATTAAATATACTGATGCGTTGGGAATAAAAGTTAATGGACGTTCTTTGATAATGACTACATTTAAAACAACCTTAGATAAATTGATTGAGAAAAATGAAGGTAAAACAATTGTGATTCACAAACCTTCATTATCGGAAGATTATATAAGAGCAATTATATACTAAAAAAAAAAGGGTTCCGTGAGACCCTTTTTTTATTCTAATTCATTTTTTTCACCACTAACCATTTTGTGAAGTAATCTTAATGATTTTGAAACTAGTTCTGTTTCTTGTAGTGTGAATAATCTTGATTCATGAACGTAATGTAGGGATTGTGTGATAAAGTAGAATGATTGTGACATATCTAAATTATCTATTAAATTATCGACATCTTCAGGTTTATTGTATCCAATACTCCCAAAAAGTAATCCTGCGGGTTGTTTTTCTTGTTCCATAATATATTATTTGGATATTTATTGTTAAGTTAATAATATGAGAAAGAATTATATAAGTGAAGTCACGGGTTCCGGAAATTCAGGGTCGTTTAAAACCCCAATTGTCTTGGCACCCCAAATTTGGGACGAAAAACAATTAGGTCCGTTTACTGATAACGTTTATCATTATTCAAATGCTGAATTGGCGTATGAAGAAGCCGATGGAGATTTCAAAGAAACTCCTCAAAAAAGGAAAGAAATTGAACTTAAAACAAAAAAAATATCCAAAATTTTAATGAAACAAAAACAAAGTTACCAAGGTCAAAATGATGAAGAAGGTTCTGCGGTTAATCCAACTATGAGTGGTTTACCCTTAAAAGAAGAATTATTGAAGGAAGACTTGGCGGTTTGGTTTGGAACAAAGAAAAAACCAAAGGGGTCGAAACAACCTAAAGGCCCATGGGTTAATATATGTAGAAAAGTGGATGGTAAACACCCACCATGTGGAAGACCGGACGCGGATTCAAAAGGATACCCAAAATGTCGAGCGGCAGGGGTTGCTGGTAAAATGAGTGATTCCGAGAAAAAATCGGCATGTAGTCAAAAAAGGAGAGAGGAAAAGAAAAATCCAAAAACCGGAAAAGGTAATAAACCCACAATGACAAGTTACAAACCAAGAAAAGAATCAATACGTGAGTTAATAAAAAATGTTTTACAAGAAGAAATAAAAAAACCCCAAACTTAAACTTGGGGTTTTATTTTTTGTAACATTCTATTCTTTAATTTTGAAAGAGAGTATTCAACTTGAGATTTCATTTGGTCAATCCTTTTCATACGATTTTCCTGAACTCTATGGTTGAACATAGTAATCATTTTATTCCAATCTCTGTCAGTCATTGGAATATTACTATAATAACAAACGTGGTTGATAATTGTAATTTTTTTATTATCTAAAATGACAAATACTCCCAACTTTTTATTTTCAATGATTTTGTGAGAAGATAATGGTGCGATTTCGTAAATTGAGTTCGGGTGTTTCAATGTATTACGAAAAATGAACATACAATCGTTGATGTCGGCTAATTTTCCCGGGTCTACAATGTCATACAAATTTTTTATTTGTAATAATTTTTTTCTAACTGCTCTACGTTTTAAGTTTCTTTTGATATATTTTATCATAACATTTACATTTATTGGACAAAGATAATTAATTTTTTTAATTGACCAAAATTTTATAAAAAATAATGTACACAATTTTACTTTTTGAATATTTTGGTTTATATTTATCAGGGTATTAAAAAAAGTTATATGAACTATTTGAATAATTATTTATTAAATTAAAAATAACAAGGGTCTCGACGGCAAGTTGTCTTCGGGACTTTTTTATTATAAACCAAAATTAACATTAAATGAAAACAAAAATTATCGGAGCATTGCTAATGACATTAGCATTTTCGTTAGGGGCTTTCTCCCAAACAAAAGGAAAGGTAGTTGACCAATCTACAAATGAACCATTGGTCGGAGCACACATTCATTTTCAAACAGAATCAACAACAACAGGTTTTGAAGGAGAATTTGAATTAAAGACAGCAAAAACTAATGACGTTATCACTATATCGTATTTAGGTTTTGGAAAAAAACAATATACAATAAAGGGGACTAATGAAGTTATTTCATTAACTCCTGAAGAAAACTCATTGACTGAAGTTGTTGTTGTTGGAAAAGGGGTTATTGACGTTGCACAAGGTCGTAAAACACCAATCGCAGTGTCAACCATCAAAATGGCTGAAATACAATCTAAAATTGGTTCTAATGACATTACACAAACTATGGTTAACACACCATCGATTTATGTTGGTGGTCAATCAGGTGGTTTTGGTGATTCGAGAATTTCGGTTCGAGGATTTCAACAAGATAATACAGCATTCTTATTAAACGGACAACCAATTAATGGTATGGAAGATGGTAAAATGTATTGGTCGAATTGGTCAGGTATGGGTGACATCGCAAATGCTATTCAAATTCAAAGAGGTTTGGGGTCATCTAAATTAGCAATATCTTCAGTCGGGGGGACGGTTAACTTTATAACTAAAACCATTGATAAAAAAGAAGGTGGTTTTGTTTCAACCGGACTTGGTAATGATGATTATTTAAAAACAACCGCATCATATAGTACCGGTTTAATGAAAAACGGATTAGCCGTTACAACAATGTTCTCTCATTGGCAAGGAGACGGATTTAATCAGGGAACTCAAGGTGAGGGTCAAAATTATTTTATATCATTAGGTTATAAATTAAATGATAAACACAACTTTAACTTTTTAATTACAGGAGCACCTCAATGGCATAATCAAAACTTTAGTAAAAAAATATCGGATTATTTAGGATTTGGTAGAACTTACAATAATAACTATGGTTATTTGAATGGTAAGTTTTTATCTGAAAGAGTTAATTTTTACCACAAACCCGTTTCAAACATTAACTGGGATTACAAATTAAACGAAAAAACATCGTTATCTACGGTATTATACGCGTCTTGGGGACGAGGTGGTGGAACCGGAAATTACGGAGCATCGGGTAATAAAAAATTCAAAACTGAATTAAACCCTTATACTAACCAAGTTCAAAACACATATATCGATTTTGACCAAATTTACGCTAACAATAGTGCTAT